AAAGCAATTGGATAAAGTTCATTTATTAAATCGGTTAAAAATTCATATTCTACATTAGCTCCTTCGCTTCCACTAGTTTCTTGTCCATTGTGTCCGCTTGAGCTCGTGAGAAAAAACCACTTACTTGATAAATTGGTAAAAATACATCTGTCATGAATGACATTTGTGTTCCACCTTCCTCACAGTATTTATCAAACATTGTAATTACATCATCTTCTTTGATGCCGTGTTGAAACTTTTTCAATGCACCATGAGTAATAAGTAACATTACTTTTAATGGTGGCAATGCACCTTCTTCAGCATTGGAAACAACAGTTAAAAGATTTACTCTTAATTTTGATTCTAGGTTAACAATTTCAGAAGTACTTAATTTTAATTTGTATTCTTTTCCATCTACTTTCCAAATAGCATAAGGCTTTCTTTTAGGGGTTTCTTCAACTGTAACTTCAACTTCTTCTAATTCACCACTTAATGCTCCCATTTAATTTCTCCTTTCTATGCAATTTCAGGATCTGTAATTTCAAATGCTGATGACAATGCAATATTTAAATCAAATTCAATAACTCCATTAACTCCACCACCAGTACGTTTAACTGAAACTTGACCTGTGAACTCAGTAGTTGTTCCATCTTTTAATGTTTCTTTAAAAGATAGATTTTCTCCTGATGCTTCATATGCTCTTAATACACGATAAGGGCTGTCTTTTGCTGTGTTATCATATTTGAATTTATAAGTAATATCCCCTGGATCTCCAATACCCATTTCATACATTTTTTGAGTATCATCTAAATCTGTATTTTCAACTTTTTCAGGATCTACACCGATTTCAGGAATTTCTTTTAATCCTTTTAATTTTGTATAAGTAGTTACTGTTTTGCTTTTAAATTCTAATTTAGCACCATTCGCTAACATACATTTTCCTCCTTGACTTTTTAACTTGTATGATAAATAAACTGTTTATCACAGTCTATAATTGCTTCATATCTCATTTGTTTATGTTTTAAACCGCTAGGATCAGGAACATCCGAACATGACGTTCTTAAAAAACCTAAACCTGCCATTACTTCATCTACATCACACGCAGTTTGTGATGTGCTTTTATTATCCCAAATATCAATTCTATATCGAATGAATGAGGATTGTTCTTTATCATCCGTAAAGTCAGCTACTTTATTTTCTTCCTCAACATATTGCACCGCAGGTAAATCGGCCCAGTTTTGAGGATAAGCGTCACTTACATTCTTATTTTTTTGAGAAAGTTCTTTATAAACAATATCTTTAACATTTATCATTTATTACATATCTCCTTTAGTTTCTTCCTAAATAATCTTTCAGTATTTTTTGCTATTGCTTGTTCTTGATCATGAAGTGCAGGATACATAAAAGGCCTAGCCATTTGTCCTCTTGTACCATAACCAATGACATCTCCGTTTTTATAGATGATTTTAAAGCCATATCCCTTAGCTTTATCAACTGGCATTGCATCAGCTGGAATCATCCACCCCGTTTGTTTATATTTAGGATTTACTTCAGGTGATATTCCTTGATGATTTGCCTCTCCATTAGGACCAGTACCAAATTCATAATAAGGTGCATACTTTGAATTGGTATATACAGTAGAAGAAACTATGCCTTCTTTTACTTCGTTTTTAACTCTAACTGAACGAGTTAAAGCACCTGTATCACTTGAAATCAAAAGCTTTGCTTGACTTTGGACAATTACCCCTGCTTGTTTAACTGCTCTCATAGTTACTTCTTGTCCTGCACCTGAATCTAGTTCAGATAATTTTTTTATGAGGTTATTAAAATCTTTATTTGTCATATTTTCTCAATTCCTATAGCTTTAAAACGCTTAAATTTTTGGATGCTGATAACTTTATAAGCAACTCCCTCATAATTTATCATGTCGTGTTCTTTAATCTCTAGAGAGCCATAATAATGCATATTTAACATATCATTTACACGCATTCCATAAAGTTCAACTTGCAGTTTAGAACTGACTGGCCATATCAAAGCTTTATCTACACATGATTCATCACTATAGCTTTCTATAATATTACCTTCATCATCTTTTGAAGGATTATATTTATTCAGTTGAAATGTCTTGAGACTTCTTTTTTTCATTCTGTAATCTCCTTGCATAAGGTGATAAGCGATAATTGGTAATACCTGATAAAATAGCATCTTCAGTTAAATAAGATTCACTTTCTCCACCCTCATTATAAGAAGCTAATCCTTCATTACCTTGCTTGTTATAACGAGCAATAGCAAGTTTTAATACAAATGGATATAGATCATCTATCAACTCACTTCTATTAGTTTTAGATAAAACTGTGCGCTTTGAATTTAATATAAAAGAAGAAACCAATGTATCATCAGTTTCTCCTGTTAAATTCTTAAATTCTTCTAAAAGATTATCCATTTTGCTTAATAACAGCAATCAATTCTTCTTTTGTAAGTGAGTCAATATTTTCAATTCCTAATTCTTCAGCATATGCCTTTAATTCATCTAATTTCATTTTGGAAACAGGTTTATTAGGTTTTATGCTTTCATCAATGCCTTCTAATTGTTTGATTTGCTTATTTAAATCATCCAAAGAATCGCTAACGATATAATTCAATGGATCACTTCGACAAATTTTTATAACATCTTTATTTAAACACTCTGTAGAAACAGTTGTTTTAATATTGTAAATATAAGCCATTTACTGCACCTCCTATGATGGATTTGCAGTTAATACTGCAATACATTTAGATTGGAATACTTTAGCACCATATACATGTAATCCTTTTACAGCATCACTAAATCTTTTTTCAGGTCTATATGCTTCAGTTGATAAAATTTGTTCAGCGTAAGAACCCGCTTCATCTGTTCCACCAATAATTTTGTATTTTGTTTTAGCAGTATTTGGAACATTGTTAGAAACATAAACAGTAAAACCTGCAGCTTTACCAACTTCCCCACCTTCTAAAATTGCCTTATTATAATCAGTTCCATTTCCCACAAAACGTTCATCTTTTAATAATAAGCCATGATACCAAGCTGGAATAACTACCCAACGTCCTACTGTAGGTACATTCGCTTCAGTTAATTTAACACCTAAATCAACAAGAAAATCATAAGCAGTATCTTTTGTTGGCACTTTTGGAGTTGTATCACTACCAATAGTATTATCAGCATGAACGTTGATAGCTAATAAGTTAGCTGCAAAAGCATCAACAACATCATTCATACCATAAGCAGCTCTTTCCATTGCTTTATCCATTAATTTAGGATTTGTTTGAGCATTATCAACATCTTCAACAGCAAAGTTGAAATATTTAGCTTGATCAATCTTTAATTCTTGTTGTTCTCCAGATAAATCTTCAGGAGCTTCAATATCTTCACCTTTTGTATAATCTTTAATTGTTACGTTACCAATTTGATTTACTTTGACAGTATCACCAAAGTTCTTAATTTCCCCTTCATAATCTCTATTTAATAAGTTTAAATATACATGTCTTTTATCTAAATGTCTTAAAAGACGTGCACTCCAAATTGTTGGAATAAAATTTGCTACCGACATATTTTAAATATCCTCCTATTTTTGATTTGACATAATTTTTTGAACTTCATCCCAGTTTTCATTAATTTCTTTAGCTGACATATTTTTAATCGATTCTAAAGAGATTGTTGTATTTCCTGGAACTTTCTTCATTGGAGCATTGCCCTTGATTTTTTCTTCAACTGCTTTTTCTACTGCACTTTGAAATGCTTTTTCTACAACTTCAATGCTCTTTTTACAAGATTCAGCATCAGTTAAATTAAGAATTTCAGCAAGTTCAGTTGGAATTCCTTTATCAGCTAATTGAACTTTAGCTTGAGCAGTCAATTCTCTACGAGTAATTGCAGCTTCTCTATCATCTAATTCTTTACTTCTTTTTTCTTCCTGATACTTTTTCTTTTCTTTTTCGCTCATTGTTTCTAATTTTTGAGCTTCAGTTTTTTCATCTTCTAAATGCTTTTCCCAAGCTTTACGTTCTTTAGCAATTCTTCCTTGAACGATTTTATCTAATTCTTCTTGGGTAAAAGTTTTTATTTCTTGACCACCTTCACCACTATCTTGATTATCTTGGCCAGTTCCTTGATCATCATTTCCTGAACCATCTCCGGAATTATCATCAGCAAATAATTGAATATCTAAAGGAAACATAAATTTCTTTTTCATAAATACCTCCAGTTAAAGTCCGTAAGACTATCCCATCTTTTAATGTCGTAAGTTTTTGGACAATAAAAAAAGACAATTTCAAACTGTCTATTTATTAGAATTATTTTCTTTTATTTCTTCTACAACTTTCGCATTCAACAACTCTTTTATGCGATTAGCATCATTGACTTCAAATACATCACCAGCATACCTAACGACACCTGTATTTTTATCAATCATATTGCAAATAACTTTAAGTTTTGCCATATTTCTTCTTGTTCCTTTCTAATGATTTGTTTTTAGATTTTGGTGGTGGTACATAACAGTCATATTTTTCATAACGAATGCGGCCGCAAATCATGCACATATATTGAATTTTCTTAACCAAACAGCTTCTCTTTTTATCAAAGTATTGTTCCGTACGATACTCAAACTCTTGGTGATGATGTGGTCTTAATCCTTCCGCCATAAATAATCTCCTTTCTTTAAAGTTTTTTATAATTTATCAATTTTAAATTTAGCTATAATGCAAGATATTAAACTTAATAAAACAATTAACACTTGAATTAATAACGGACTTAATACAATCCACCATGACCAAGTTATAAAGCCTAATATTTTTGCTATAACAAAAATAATTAATAATGCATTTAACATTGGCATTCTCCTTTCTTTAAAGTTGAACAAAAGAAAAACCGACTATTTGTCGGCTTCATCTCTAAATGCATCTTCATAATTTAATTTTCCTGAATTTAAAACAAAGTCCCTATCTCGCTTCATTTCCTCTAATTCTTCCTGAGTTTCGACATGCTCACCAACAATAATTTGGTCAACATTCTCATATGTTTGATAAAACATGTAATTTACACCATCATTTAGCGTTGGGTACAATTCAGCTTCAATAGTTGCTAGTGCCAAAGAAACTTGTAATGCAAACAAAGGGTCACCATCAAAAGAAGGACCTAAATCATTTAAATGGAACATGCCAACTGATTGATCATTGCTATTAAGATATGTCAATTTTAAATCATGTTTAAGACTAGCATATTCATTTGACATTTTTATCACCCTTTTCTTTCTTAATGATTTTGTTTTTCATGCTATTTAACGATTCTTTTGTATAATTTCTATATACCCAAGAGTTATTATCTTTTCCTGATACAATGTTTATATTAATATTTGCATCTATAACTTCTTGTTTTCCTATAAGTTCATTATACACTGAATTACAACTAAAACACATATCTTTTTGAGATAGAATATAGATTTCTTGTTCTTTTAATTCACCTTTCAATACCTGATCATAAATATATTCAAAAAACTTGTATTCCGTATCATACTCTCTTGTATAATCATTTTCATGACCTTTATACGGAACAAGCTTAGTATGCGGATGTAATCTTTTAATTACTGGTGATGTTATTAATTTACTTTTATCACCTTTATAATTATTGAAAACATCATCATTTGTACTTGATATTCTACTAGATGCAATAAAAAAATCATCTCCAATTTTCATTGATGCAACATTTCCTTTGCTAGCTCTCGTTGTCATGTATTTATCTTTTGCAACGAATGCCTCTTTATCAAGCTCTAAAATAGTTTTTGCATCAACAGTTCCATAGTCAACTTTATAACGATTAACCGTCCTATAATTATATTTTAGATCATTCCATTGTACTACATTTTTGTATTTCAAATCTTGAAATTTAGATAGTGACGAAGGCATATTTTCTTTGCCTAAGACATTAATATAACTTTGATACTGTTTCCTATCATTCGACAAATTCTTTGTCTTTTTCATAAAAGTATCAACAGTATCTACACCATGTGTCTCTTGCTGCCTTTTTAACCACTGATCATAATTTTCTTTAACGTCAACAACTTCATCTCTACCAGTAACAGGATTGCGTTGTCTTTTCTTCATGGCATCAGTAACACCCTCAATATACGGAATCATATGAGATCGACAATTGGGATGAAGCGGTGGAACATTAACACCAACTTGTGCCTTTGATGTTTCAACAATACTTCTATCATGTTGTTGACATATCTTTGATGTTCTACTGTCATGAACTGCAATAAACATTTGTTTGTCGATACCAGCATCTTCAAAAGCTAACTGATCAGCAAACGCTGACATTGCTGCACTTTCAGTTTGAATAAGCCTTCTTGCTTGATAAGCACCTACAGCAAACTTATTCATAATAGTATCAGCCATTTCCTTTTCGGTCTTATTGGTTAATACACCTAGCATCATTTCATCTTTCAATGAATCAGCTAATTCATTTGTATTGTTCCAAATTCTATCAGAATAGTTTTTGCCACTCCATTTAGATTTTAGTGTCTTATCAATCAAATTAGAATCTAAATTATCAAACTGATAAGCTATATTCATTCCTTGTTGTATGTTATAAACATCTTTGTAATAAGCATTAAAAGCACTGTTGATATAGCAATCAGTGCTCTTATCTTTTTCAATGTTATAAACTTCTTTCATCAGATTATCTAACTGACTTTGCATATTTTCAAGTCGTTTTATTCTATATTGATAAGCTGGAGCATCAAGTCTTTTTAATAATTCCTCTCTTTGTTGATTAGAAGTGTTATTTCTCAACAACCTTTTTAATTCATTATAATCATGATCATTTACCATTGTTGAAAGTAATCTTTTTGCCTCTATTTCTGATAATCCATAATTACTTTTGTATTTTTCAAATATTCCTTCTATTTGATTTTGAGTATAAACACATGCCTTGCTGTATATGCTAGAAATATATTCACTGGTTACTTGAGCATCATCTAATATTTCAGTAAGCTTTTCTTCTTGACGTTTCTTCCAATATTTCTCATTTTTCATATCAGCCTAACCATTTAATTAGCTTTGCTAGAATTTTGTTTAAGATCTTTACTATTGGAAGCATCATCTTTTGTTTCATCATTACTTTCCTCATTTTGATTAAATGGATTATCATTTTGAGACTTAAACATTTCTTGTTGAAGTTTTACATTTTCTTCATTTTCTTGTTTAACTTTCTCTATCTCACTTGATGCATCTTCAACAAAAGGAAGTTGTTCAATCAATGTTTCAGTAGATACCTTACCACTTAAGTTAGCAATCATTTGAGCAAGCTCATTTAAATTTTTAGGTAACTGACGAGTAAATGTAATTTTTACATTGTTAGGATTGACAGCAATAGCTTTAAGATTTAAGTAATTACAAAATAATTCAATTCTTCTTTTTAGAGCTTTCTTGTAATACTTTTCTTTTTCACCTGTAATCATTTGTAAGCCAAGCAATTTGTATTCCATAGCCACTCCTGAACTGTTTCCTACAAAATTTTCATCAGTTAAATTAGGAACATGAGAAAATGTATAGATGTCTTCTTTGATTGCTTTTCTTAAAATCTCCATACCATTTTCATCAAAAGTTCTAGAAATATACTCAGCTCTTGCATCTGCAGGTAATTCTAAAAGCCCATTCTCTTTTAAAATCTTCATGACTTCGCTTACTTCTTCATTATCATCACCCATCAATGTTCCGTAAATAACAAGCAACGCTTCAACAAACTGTTCCTTATCGTTTACACGATCACTCGTTAATTTATTGTAAGCATCAATCAATGATATTTGCTGTTCAAAATCACCAATACATAATTTATTATTGCGATATTCAATGATAGGAACATTTCCAAAATAATGAGGTATAGGTTTATTTATCATTTGATGTTTTTGCCCACTGCATTCAAGGATCATTGTATTGACATAATTTTTAGTACAAACAGTAGCACGATAACAATACTTACTTGTTATTGCATCTTTATAACGATAGTAATAAACACCGAATAAAAGATTTTGCTCAATCGTATCATCATATACAAGAAATGTATGGTCAGCTTCTATATTCCTTAAAGCAATTTCAGTAGTATCTTGTTTGATGTAAACATACTCATAAGCAACACCACAAACACTCATATCATGCGCATTATCACTATCAACATCATCAACATCTGCTCTATCAAAAGCTTCCGTTAATTTATCTATGTTTTCTTGTCCTTCATCATCAAAAGTCGCATATGAAATAGGACTGTTCATGAAATAACCTGTTGCCGTATCGCTGATATCTTTAGCATGATTACACACAATACGGTTGTTTGCTGATGTCTTTAGTTTTTTTCTTCTATGTCTTATATCATGATGTCCTTCATAATATCTTTGATTCTTTTTTATTCTTCCAACCAATGTACGGTGTTTAGTAATCAGCTGTTCTATTTGAATCATATTCAACTGAGTTTCATCATAAGTTGTACTATCTATTGTGAACATGTACATACGGGTACCTCCTAATTTTCATATCTAGCACGGTTCTTACCTGCTCGACCTTTTGATTGGATGATGTCTTGTTCACACCCATATCGTGCAGCATCAATCGTGTGGTTATTTTTATCAGGAAACTCACCTTTAAGATTTCCTTCTTTATCTTTTTCAATTTCATAATCATTAAACTCCCTTGAGGCATTTGGACAACGAATTGGATCTATAATAATTTGTTCTAAATCCTGTAACCATTTAATACCATTTTCTACACTGTCCGGTCCTTTCTTTGCTCCAGTTACTTTTAATCCTAGTAACTTAAATTCATTGATAGTACGAGGCTCCGCGCTATCACATGTTACTAATTTATTTAATGGATTTAACCTCTTGATTTTCTTAACCGCTTTAGCATTAGAAAGACGAGTACCATATACTTCTCCAAAAATAAAAAGACGTCTTCGCGTCTTGTCATAATGCATTTTTAAATAAGCTAATGGATCTCCAGCATATCCAAAGTCCAAACCATTTTTTAATTTATCAAAAGTCTGTATTTCTTCACTTGTAATTTCTCTAATTGAAAGATTGGTGAATACTTCACCACCTGTACCAGTAACTTCACCTAAATAATCATGCTTGTACTTTTCAGGGTTAACTTTTTTCATATGTTCAGCTTCAATTAGAAATTGTTCTCCAAGCCATTCTTTCGGTGCTTGAAGATAAGTTGTGTGTGAAACTAGTGTATCAGGTCGTTTGATAAGAACTTGTTTATTACACCAATTCCTTTGTGATTCAGGCGGGTTGAATGAATAAAACACACAATATTCAGGGCCTCCACGTAAAAGTGACTGATTGATGTTCGTTATCTTATCGTAACTTTCAAATTCATCACATTCTTCAAACCACACATACTTGATATATCCTACAAATACTTTTGTTGATTTTAGTTTTTTAGGATTATCAGCACCTTTAAAAATGATAACCTGACCAGTAGGTTTATACGTCATTTGAAGCTTAGAATCAGGAATATCCCAATCATCTTCAGCTTTCAACATGTAAATGGCCCATTTGATTTGCTCATAAACTGAACCTCTCAATGTGTCTTTTACACGTCTAATTACTACCGCATTGCTCATCAGTCCTTTTTGTGCATCTCTCATGATGCCTAAAGGAATTTCAGTACCAATACATGAAGATTTAAGAGAACCTCGGCCACCTTTTAACCAGTAATGCGTATAATCATTGTTTTTAATATGTTTATGTACATCATAAAACGCAGGACCAATAATTGATTTTAAACTAACCTTCATCTATATCATCTACAATCACCGTTTTACCATTTGATGTAATATCAACGTTGTCTTTAAACATACCAAAACGTTTACCAAGTAATTCAGCAGCCTTTAACCGTTCCTTTTCATCAGGCGGTTTAGCAATGACTTCTTGATAACCATCACCAGCTAGAGCAAGAACATTTGCTTTACTCGTTCCTCTCATGACAGATGTAAGATATTCCATGACTTCTTGAATATTTGCAGTATTTTCATTATGAATTTCTTCCAGTCGCTTGTTGATGTATTCAGCAATATCTTTTTGTTTAAGAAGTTTGTTTGCCCGAACACCAGCAACATTATCATTCTTAATCGTTTTATATACTGTTCTATAGGCACGTGTGCCATTTAGATCAATTAAATATTCGTCACAAAACAATTTTTGTTTTTCGGTCATAATGACACATCTCCTTTGTTTACTGTTGGTCGCAGGACTAGGAGTCAAACCTAGAATACAAGCTTAAGAGACTTGCGTGATATCTTTTCACTATCCTGCCTTGTTTTGGGTAAAAGAAAAACCACGTCATTCTGTGGTTTAATTTAATATTCAACTATTTCTTAATTAACTTATTGTTTATAATATCAAGATATGCCTTATCTCTTATTTCCTCACTACTTAAATTGTTAACTAAATCAATAATAGTTAAAAACTGTTCATTTTCATGAAGCACATTAAAATATGCATGTAAATTTTTTTGTGTGTTCTTAAAAACATATAAAGAAGTAGCACTAATTGTTTCTAAAAGCGCAGCACTTATAATCGGCAAGTAATTTAATTGTTTCATAAAAACAAACGCAATTACCGAAATAATTATACACACTATTCCTACTACACAACTTACAACCGCCAAAAGAAACGATATGTTCGCAAATGTTTTACTCATAACATAATACTCTTTTATTTCTAAAAGATTATTTTCCATTAATTTTTTAGAATTAATTTTTATTGTCTTACCAAGAGTATCATTTATTTTTATTGTCTTATCAAGAGTATCATTTGTTTTTATTACACTATTATTAGTTATATCAAATAGTGGCATTAAATCTTTTTTATATTTTTTTACTTCTTTTTCATTGTATTCATTATTTTTTTTCATTGTAACACTAAAAGTTAAAAATGTTACCAGTATTGACAATAAGAAAGTAATAATACTTAATTCATCCATTTAATTCTCATCTCCATTTATTTTAGTATAAAACAAGTAGAATAATTATTCTATAGCTTTTTAGTAATATTACTATTATTTGTAAAGAAAAAGCATCTTGAATTAACAAGATGCTATAGATAGCGTTCCGGATTTCAACCGGACCCTTTCCGTACAACATAAAGTTGAAAAATATAAGAATTGAATGTCAACCGCTAGCTACTTCATTTCTAACGCTTTGCGGTCTATCTTATAAGTATCAGACTGTACTCACTCGTATACTAATCACTATCTATTTCTATTTTTCCATATTTTATTTATTTTATCAAATTAAAAAGCAACCGAAGTTGCTATTACTTACTATTCTTTTTTTCTGCGATAACTTTTCTTAAAACTTTATTGTATTTTTTTAAATAAATTTCATCACAATTAAATAAATTTAGACCATATTTTTTAAACAATTTGTCTAATTCATCACACAGCACATTCTCGTAAATCAAATTCATAGTATCAGTAAAATCCATCTTGTGTGATAATAGACTCTCTAAAAAATTAATATCATATTTTTCTAATAGTTTTTCAATATCTTTTTCAAAATTCATTTATTTTTTCCTCCCTTTTGATGATTACTTATACAATATCATTTTTTTCAACAAAAATCTAAAATTTCATTACATTTTATTAGATAACAGTATAACAAACTAAAAAGCCCCTGAAACAAGAGCTTTTCAAAGTAATACATCTTTAGGGAAAAAATCAATCGTGAATGAATCAATACAAAGTGTCGGCATCATGGATACCTCTTTCTTTTTAAATCCACATTACTATAATAACACATATTTTATGTTCATCACATATCATTACATATCATCTTTACTAGATTTCTAATCGTGTTTGAGAATTAACCAAATCTATCTTTAATTTCATGTTGTTATCAGAAGTCCATGTTTTTAGATAGTTGACTGCATTTTCAAAATCAGTTATCAAACAATCCCTATAGCTTGAAATATTGAAGTATTGCTTAAAATCCCTCCAAATAAAGCTAAAGAGTTGCTTTGAGAGTTCTTTGTATGCAGGAGTATCTTTGCCACCTAACAAAGAAATGATTCTACTTTTGCAAATGCTTTGTAATTTTAATTGTTGTCCATGATCTATCGTTAAAGTATTTTCCAAACCATTGACTTTCATTTCCAACTTATCAACTCTTTGAGCTGTTTCTTCTTGAACTTTGACACTCAAAAGTAAAATTTCTCTATCAGTTTTTGGGATTTTTATTTGTTTTTCCATTTCTTCAAAACGATTAACATATTTAGCAGTAAAGATTACACCTTTTTCTCCAGTTAACTTGTTTGCTACCATTTCACAACCTTTCTTGGTTAATAGGTAGCAATTACGAATTTCTCCTTTAGTATCTTTATACTCGCTAGGAATAAAGAAATCTAACGAGGTCAATTTTGACTTGGTTAAAATTTCTTCATAATTACGTACTTTTTTTAATAAACTACCATGTGTCACTTCTATCATTTCAGCAACTTCTCTACTATCGATTGTTTCAATTGTTGATGTGTTCATTAATTGGTTATCCATTGTAAGCACGACCTTTCTTTTGTGCTTTTACTCCTTGAGCATACCCAAATATGAAACAATTGCAAATAATATCAAACATTCCTTTGCTAATATCTTCAATCTTCACTATATCATCATATGTTAAATCATAATGTGTATTGATTTTACCTTTTGTATTTTCAATTGTTTTTAATGTATTTAATCTTCCCATTGTTTTTTACCTTCCTTTTCCTCTTTTAATTGA